AGGATGCAGATTTGCCCCGTCTGACCATCCGCGATCGACGGGTTGCTGGTGAGCGCGTTCGTCCCGGTGAATGTCGTGAACTTCTTGAACGTGGTGTTGCAGGTGATTGTGTCCGTAGCCGCAGCAATCGCCTGCGTAGTCGGCGTGAAGACCGACGTTGAGGCGTTGCGCAGGCCGATGTTCGTGCCGCCGTTCGCAAGGGCCCCGATGTCCACGCCTACCTGCGTCGCGACGGTCTCCGTCCCGGTGCCACCGTCGATTGACACGTCGGCGTAGTTGAAGCCCTTGAGCGTCGTGACCGTAACCGCCGTGCCGTCCGTGGATGCGCCGTTGTCGGTGCCGACGCGCGGGAGCGCATCGTACATCGTCACTGCCGAGTAGGTCGCCGTTGCGGAGTCAACCGCAGAGATGGTCGGACTCGCGTAGAAGCTACGATGCCCCGAGCTTGACGGGACCGTGATCGACCCGCTGCCCTGCACCTTGGTGTGGTCGTAGAAGCTCACGGACTCCGGCGCGGCTGCGGCAACGGTCGTTCGGATCGTATGGTCCGCGTAGAACAGCAGGACGCCACTCGGCGTGGCGGTAGCGTTGTCGTGGGCGATCACCATTCCCGACGACGACACCACCGCAAATCCTCCGAGCAGGCCGGAGGCTGCGCCGACGTGAACCGTCGGCCGCGAGTTCATCAGCGAGTGAATGACCGCCACGCCCGACACGGCGTAGTCGGATGAGAAGTCGATGGCGCGCGACGCGGCGGTCGCATCGGGGATCGACGGCCAGATGTCTACCTGGTCATCGAGCGTGATCTGCCCCTTGGTGGCGTGGGTTGTACTGAAGAGGTTCAGATCACCACCGGACGACGTGGAGCCGTACAGCCCCGTGCTGGATCCAAGTGCCACCGCTCCGGTGGAGAAGATCAGCGACGGGTCGGTGCCGGAAGAGAGATCCCACGTCCAAGTGTAGGACGTGCCCGAGGCCGCACCAAAGGTGGGCGACGCCAGCAAGGAGCAGGTTCCGCTCGTGCAGGTGAAGTGCGTCGAGGGGAACGTCACCGCCCCTTTGGTGGACGAGTCTGCAGCCGCGTCCGCAATGGTCAGGTTGCCCGTCGTCGCGTTGAGTGTGAGCGGCGTAGAGGCGGACACGGCAATTGTCCCAGAGGCATCCGGCAGCGTCCACGTCCGATCACCGCCCACGTCGGCCGCAACCAGCAGGCCCTCGTTCGAGTTGCTGGTGGCGCCCTCCCAGATGAGGCCGGTTGTACCGAACCACACCGACGACGCCCCATTCGCCGGATTGCCCGCGAGGGTCTGCGTCGAGTTCACGTCGGCGAAAGCGATCGTGCCGTCGGTGATGTCGGCTGATGCCACACTCGCGCACGTCGCCACACCACTCGCGTTCAGCGAGCGCGGGAACTGGTTCGTGCAGCTCGTGCCGGCGTAAGCCGACAGCGTGCCGGTGGTCGCCGCCACGGTGTTGAGCAGGATGCCCGTGGTCAGCGCCCCGATCGACTGCTCGCCCGACAGGCCCGCTTCCGCCGTGCTCGTGACGTAGGACGCCCCGATGGGCGCGTAGACCGCCGCGATGTCGTCGCAGTTCCCCTCGCCGTCGAGGTACGTGGTCGTGCCGGCGCAGATCGTCGCGGCGTTGGTGTTCGTGTCCGCGTCCGACTGGCACTCGACGCCCGTGCCACCAGCCGTTCCGCCGAGCACCTGCGCATCGGTGCAGCCCGACGCGAGGTTCGTCACCGTGACCGCGTCCGTGCCACCGAGGCTGTGCTCGGAGGCGTGTGTCTCTTCTTCCAGATCGGCGGTCACGTCCGTTCCCGCGTTCTGGGTGAGTGCGATCACGCCTGCGGATGACAGGGTGACCGGAGACGTAGCACTCGACGGGATCGTGCCGCCCGAGGTGGGCAGCGTCAGCGAGACGTTCGATCCCAGCGCGGGGGCTGCGATCTCGACGTAGTTGCTGTCGTCGGTGTCGTACAGCCGCAGGTCGAGGCCGCTGCGGAGGTCTGCGTACCCGTCTTCCACGATACGCGCGAGCGTCAGCGCCGTGTTGTTCGAGCGGAACACGAACGCGTTGCCCGTCGAGCCCGCCGCGATGTCCGCGTCGAAGTACATGCTGTTCGACGACTTGAGCACGAAGTGCCCGGCAGGGGCAGCGGTGAGCGTCGAGCCGGTAGAGCCGCTGAAGCAGTCGCCACTCGCGCAGTCGCCGACTGCCGTCACGTCGCCGGACCCGGAGGGCGTGGAGCAGGTGAAGTTCCCGCCCGCGTCCACGGCCGAGAAGAAGTCACCCGCCGAACAGGTGTTGGCGACGACGCCCGAGCCGCTACCGCCCGGCGGATAGTAGGCCGGACCAGTGGCCCAAGCCTGAGAGGAGATGGAGGCAAGGGCCAGCAGGCCGAGCAGGAGAGCGCGCGCCAGCACGAACCCTCCTCACTTCTCGATCAGCACACCGACGATGACGGTTCCCGTGTCGCCCTTGCACGACCATCCCGTGTCGCGCACGGAGCGATTCACCGGGATCGAGCCCTTCGCGAACAGCGAGAAGCCCTCGCCCACCGCGTCGCACACGCCCGCCGCTGCCGTTACCGGGCAGATGGTCACGAAATTGGTCGCGTCCTCGTTGAAGAACACGATCGAGCGCGCATTCGCCGTGGCCGTGGTGGCGACGAGAGCGATGTCGCCCGCCGTGGTGCAGTTCACCTCGGCGTAGGTCCGCGTCGTGCCCTGCTGCTCGCGCACGTAGAGCGGATTGGTGGGAGTGCCACCCTCGGCGTGCGCCGAGCTCGAGAGCGCAACGAGCATGAGGGCGAACAGAAGTCGCTTCATGATAAACCTCGCGGGGGCCACGGGCGCCCCCGTCAAGTAGCTGGTCAGGAGTTGGCCGGCTCGTCGAGCGCCAGCACCATGCCGACTACCGCGATGACGCCGGTCGTGATGGTGTTGGCCGCACCGAACTTCAGCGCATTGTTGGCAGCCGCGAGCTTGAGGCCACCGTCGCCGTAGTCGATGTCCCAGAAGCCGTAGTGGACCGTGACCGCGTCGGTCGCGGAGATGATCGCGCCACCCTGCGCGGCGCGGGTCGCCGTGGTCGCGCCCGCGATGCGGCCGATGCCGACGACGTTCGCGATCGCGTTGTCGCAGACCACCAGCGGGTCGCCAATCGTCGCACCAGCGAGCACGGTCGTCACGTATGCCTCGACCAGCACCTTGTAGACGCGCAGGTACAGCCCGGTCGCCGGGGTCGCGAGCGTCGCGAGGCCGGTCGTGGTGAACGATGTATTCACCGAGCGGTAGGTCGCATGCATGCGCTTGCGCAGCGCGATGTTGTCACGGAATTTCGGATCCATCTCTCTCTCCTTGCGTCTCCAAACGCAGGTTTTCTACTCGTCTCCCCGAGCAGGTAGGGTCAGGCCGCGATCGGCGGCCCCTGCGCTTGGGCTTGCGCCGCGAGCGCATCGGAAGAAGGCGGGGGCTGCCCCGAGTTGGAGGCTACAGGCGCAGGGGGTCCGGTCCCGCTCCCACCACCACCCGGCGCAGCCCCTGCCGCTTGTGCCTGCTGCTGCAGCATCATCTGCTGTTGCATTTGCTGCATGCCCTCAGGCGTGTCGGGGAGATCAAGCTGCTCGGGGTCGAAGCCGAGTGTGCTGATCGCCGTGTAGAAGATCTTCAGCATGTTCATCGGCGGGATGCCGAGTTGCTGACCGAGCGACATCAGCTGCATCAGGCGCTGCATCAGGTCTTGCCGCGCCATCATCATCGAGATGCCGCGCACCTGAATCTTGGTCGGGACGTTGAGCGTCTCGAACCGCGTCACCTGATCCTGGAAGAACTGCGCCGCACCCGGCCCGCCGAACTGCTCAAGCAGGTCGGAGAGACGCGGGTCGCCCGCGTCGTTGCCGAACTGCAGGATGAAGTCCTTGACCAGATTCAGCAGGCGCTCGAGGTCGTTCTCCTCCAGGCGCCGCGCAACGTTGTGCAGGTAGGCCGTCCCGGCCGAGGTCTTCGACTGCACCTCGGTCGCGGTAGGACGCCCGCGCGAGCTCGGCGAGCCGTCGATGAACTCCGAGATCTGCGTGGAGCTCTGCCCGATCTGCTCGAGCTTGTTGTACAGCGGCCAGAGGTTATTGATCTGCGTCTGGAAGTTGATCTTCCGGACGAACTCCTCGCGTCCGCGGTAGATCTTGCCGGGCCACAGGTGCTCGGGGGTCGACGGCTCGTCGCACTTCGTCTCGTCCATCAGGAAGATGCCGAGCACCGCATACATCGCGTCGTCGATCATCAGGTTCAGCACCTTCTCGCACTGTTCCTGAACTCGGGAATCGGCGTCGCACAGCGGCATGCCCCACGGGCGGCCGTGATAGGGGAGCGGTGTCGAGCAGATGTAGCCGTTCTGGCCGCGCCAGAGCGGGTTCGGGCAGGCGCGCACCAGCGCCTTCTCGTTCACCGCATCGAAGCACCAGTTCTCGCAGACGATCCTGCCGTCCTTGTCGTAGAGGTTGCCGACGTACCGCTGCAGGAGGTGCTGCCGGCGCGACATGGCGCGCGAGTCGAGGAGCTCGGTCCTGCGGTAGCGGCTCTCGCGCGAGGCGTCCCACGAGATCGGCTCGCCGATGCCGTCGAGCGAGTCGTAGATGCCCGCGTCGACGCGCGCCTGCAGATCCTCCTCGTCGACCGCCGACTCCTCGATGACGAACTTCCCCTTGTAGAAGCCGCCCGCGTAGGGATCGGGGTAGACGCACCACGCCGAGACGAAGTCGGTGCGGAACTGGTTGCGCGGCATCGACATGGTCGACACGTAGGGCCGCGGCGGCTGCGGGGGCGGGCCAGCCTGCGGCCCCATTGCCATCGCCGCCTGCTGCCACTGCTGCATCTGCATCTGCCACTGCTCGACCTCCATCGGGTCGGGCTGCATGACGTGCGGGCGGCGCTCGACGAAGTTGTCGACCGAGACCCGCATGAAGCCTGTGCCCAGCAGAAACGCCTGCTCCCACATCGCGAGCACGTTCTCGATCGTGCGTGCCTGCTCGACGACGATCCCGAGCCAGTGCTGCAGAAGCCGCGTCTGCGGCTCGTAGTAGGTCTTCGGCTCGTTCAGAACCTGGAACCACTGCGGCGCGTCGAGCAGTACGCCCTGGAGCTGCGACAAGGTGACGCGCAGCTTGGTCTGCACCTCGGGCACCTTCACGCGCGCCTGCCAGGGCTGCTTCATCCTGTCGAAGGTGCGCAGATGGTAGAGGTCTTCCATCCGCCGCCACTCGTCCTCGAGGCCTCGGCGCGCGGTCGCGGAGTTCTGCCGCGCCGTCTGGATCGACTGCAGGATGTCCTGCTCGGTCATGGCGCGGGCGCGCTCGATGTCGACGATTCCGAGCTGCCGCCAGTCGTCGCGCTGTACGAGCTCGGCCCAGTTCGGGCTCGGGAACGGAGCGAGAAGTGATGCGGGCGGCGGGGGCCCCTGCATTGCGCCGCCGTATGCGGGTCCGGGGAGCCCCCCGGCTCCCATCCCGCCGCCCAGCACCTATCGCCTCGGCACGTACCCCGGAGTCACGCCGAAGCCTGCGTTCGTCCACTGCGAGGTGGGCCGAACGATCGGCGACGGAGCGGGCTGCGGGGTCGGAGCAACGGGCATGCCGCCCGCCCCATACGCCGAACCTTGCACTTTTGCAAGTTCTTGCCGGACCAAATCTTGCACCAATGCACTCATGTCGGGGCTGGAGTATTCGGGCAGGCGCTGCTGCGCGAGCGCCGCCTCGGGGATCGCAGTCGGCAGATAGCCGTAGCGACCGGGCGCATTGGTCAGCCCATTGGGGTCGGAATAGACCCCTGCCGCCACGTTGCGCTGGAACCGCTCCTGCCAGCGCGCCGCCAGCTCGGGCGACGGCTCGCGGCCCTCGTGCGCGGCAAACGGGATGCGGTCACCGCCCATGGTCACGTTCGGCTGCTCAGCGAGACGCTGGTTCGCGCGCTCGAACATGACGCGCTCGTCGCGCTCGCCGAGGCGGAACTGCTTGAGCAACTCGAACCCGTGCTTGCACCAGTTGCCGAACTCGACCGGGTCGTCGATCACCGCCGCGCCGATGAGGCTCGCGACGATGTAGCGATTCTCCGGGTGCAGCCACGCGGCGCGCACCTCGTTCCCGCCCTGCTGCCGCCCCTGCTGGAAGCCGATCTCCCACGCTTCCTGACGCAGCTTGCCGATCTCGGATTCGGTGGTCAGGACTTCGGGGTCGGCCACAGCCGCAGCCATTGCCGCATCGGCCATCGCTTCGGC